GGCGCCGAGATCCTCGCCGATCGCCGCGTTGGTCACGACAACATTGAGAACGCCCAACGTCGGGTGCGTCAGCAGACCAGGCCCTTGCGCCTCGATCGCGGAGATCAGCAGCGCGCGCTGGAGCTGAATAGGGCCGCCGGAGAAGACGACGTCGTTGTCGACGATAAATCCGCTGAAGCGGAATCGGCGCGGAGCGCGCCCCATATCTTCGGCCCAGGGAGCGTCCCGGCCGGGATATTGGTGAAGCGCGATGCGTCGACCGCCCTGGGTGTCGTTGCGCGAGACAGCGAACGGGGCGCCGCGAAACGACGCCGGTAGGAGGTTGCCCGCGAACAGCGGCATTCACGACCTCCTATCGTTCTTAGCGAGATTGGAGCCTGGCGATCGCCGCCGGCGCCGATCAGAGTCAGCCGCCATGCACGGGGGCGAGCGCCCAGCTGACGGCTGGCTTGGACGACTTGCCCGCGCTCACAGTGGCGCGCGTGCCCGGCGGGGCGTTCTTGAGCTCGACAGTAACCTTCACGGGCACTTCCTGGGGCGTGCCGCCAGGCAGGCCGATGCTGAAGTCGCCCGGCTCAACGTCTTTCATGCCCGGCACGGTGCCGTATTTGTGGATGGACTTGCCCGAGCCGAACGTCGGACCGTCTAGTTTGCGGATCCACGGCTTGTTCTTCTCGTCCGAATAATACGGGTTCGCATAGTTGAGCGCCCCGCCGACGATCGACTGCTGACCGCTCGCCCGATCCCGAAGATAGGAATCTACCGCTGTGCTCGTCTTACCCGTGACCAGGGACAGGGGGACATCGTCGACCGAGTGCCGCCCCTTGCGTCGGCCGTTCGGGCCGTTGATGTCCGAGAATTGGTTATAGGCATTGGCCACATCGGCCACGGTGCGTCCCCACCGCCCGGTCGCGACCCGGTTCAGCACGACGTCGACGATGCCCTTCAGCTGGTTGACGTCTCTCCCATCCCATTCGGTCTGGACCAGCTTCTTGAGATCGACGACGTCCTTGGGCGACATGCCGAGCACGCCATTGCGAACGCCCCCACCTCCACCGGCTGTGCTGAAGTTCCTGGCTGCGCGGTCCATCTTGTCCGCCGCGCGATCCATTTTGCCGCCGGCGCGGTCGATAGTGTCGGCGCCAATGCCGAGCTTGTTCATAGCCCAGGTTTCGGCGCCATCGATTCCGCCCGTGAGGCCGCGCTTGAGCGGCGTGAGGATCTTGCCCTGCAGCTCCTGCGATCCGATGGTATTGCGACGCACCTGGCGCTTGCCGAGGGCGATGTCATCGGGCGTGAGCACGATGCCGGTCTTTTCGGTATCGGCCATGTCGCCGGACAGCGCCTTGCCGCCCTGCGAGAAGACCGGGATCGTATCGAGCGGGATACCTAGGATCCGCGCCATCGTGCGCTTACCCGAGCTGCCCTGCCGCGAGAATGCGTCGGCGAGCGCCGGCAGCATCTTCTCCACGTCGACGTCGCCATCGGCGCCGATCGCCAATTTGACGCCCAGCTTGTTGAGCAAGCCGATCACCTGGGTGTTTCGACCATATCGAGCGTCGTTTAGCGACTGCGAAAGGCCGCCCAGGCCGCCAAGCGCCTTGTCCTTGTCGACGCCCATGCGCTCGGCCGCGGCGCTGAATTCCTGCAAGGCCTTGGTGCCGACGCCGATGATCTCCGAGGTTCGGCCAATGGTCGCGGCCGTCTTGCTCCAGCCGTTGGCGACGTTGAAGGCCGCAACGCCGGCGGCCACGAGCGCACCGACCGTGCCCGCAACCGCGGCGCCTACACCTCCGAGCACCGTAGTGAGGAGGCCGCCCTCGGCGGCCGCGGCGCCCATGCCCTCGCCCATCGCGCCGGCGGCTTCCCCGATCGCACCCATTCTGGACGCGACACCGGCCATCACCGAACGGCCGCCAAAGGCCTTTGCGCCGGCCTTCTCGGTCTCGGCGAACGTGCGCAGGATCGCCTTTGACGACTTGCCGATCGAGGATCGGTTGGCGGAGTCGACTCGTTTCGGGATCCCGCCGATCCGGCGCTCTGCCGAGGCGACACCCTTTGCCGTCTTGTCGTCGGCAGTGATCGCGATGCCGTAGGTCGGCTGGGTCATGCTAGATCCCTCCCGACCAGTCCCACCATTTTCTCAGCAGCGACCAAGGCCGCGTCGCGACTTCGTCCGGGAACTTGGCGAAGCGCATTCCCAAGCGGGTAAGGATCTCGCCTTCTTCCGCGCGTGTGGGCCTCATCCCAAAAAAAGCAGGATGAACCTCGATGCTTTCATCAGCTCGCGCGCGCCGATCTGACGGATGACCTGGTCAGGAACGGCAGCGACGGTCGAGACGGCCATAATGTCGGCCTCGATGCCGCTTAGCTTGTCCCAGCGGGTCCATTCGGCAGCTGTCGGCTCGCGCAGCTTGAGCTCGGAATAGGTGATCTCGCCAAGCGGGATGGGCGTGCGCAGCGGCACCGTGAGCTGATAGTCGACGCTCTCGAGATATGCTTCGACTTCCGCGTCGGTCGCATTGCGTTCGGGGAATTGCAAGGCGTCAGCCACGTCAGGACTCCTTCACGTCCGCACCTTCCCAATCGCAGGGGAAGGTTCCGTCCTCGGTGTTGACCTCGATCGGTTCGCCGACCCGCCACATATTCCGGCCGATGACGGTCTTGCCATTCGCGAGCACGAGGACGACGGTCTGATTGGTCGCCTCGTTGAGCAGGCCGATCTGGACGTTGTTGGAATCACGGCCCTTGAACGAGATGCGGCCGGCATTCGGCATTTCTTTGTAGCCGTGTACGCCATCCTGACCGGCCAGCGTCTCGCGGTTCGCACCCGACGGGCGATAACTCGCCTCGCCGGAGATCGAAAAGGAGACGCCGTTGATCGTGATGAAGGCGGTACCGGCAAGGCGGTTGGGATCAGTTGCCATTGGGCGCTCCGGTTAGACGAGCCGGAACTGGAACAGCACCGCGAAGACGCGGAGCTGGTCGACCAGCACGGCAGGATAGAGGACGTCGACGCGGTTGGGGTTGCTCGCGTTTTGCTCGACGACCAGGTTGGCGGCGAATTCTTCGGACTGCTGGACGAAGCCAGAAGCCTCGAGCTCGCGATATTTCGCGACCAGGTCGGCCCGAATCACGTCGGGCGTGACGACATTGGAATTGGGCAGCAGGCGCGTGCCGTTGGCGGCGAGCTTCTTGCGGCCATACGTCCCCTGGACCACCGCGCGCAGCTGGCGCAGCAGGTAGACCGAGTTGAACAGCGTCTCGACCTCGAGATAGCTGTCGTCCGCATTGCCCTGGACGTTGGTGACGTAGGTCGTGGTGATGTTTTCCATCACCACGGTGCCGGAGTCGACGAACCAGGTCGCGCAGCCTCCATAGAGCAGGGTATTGTTGCGGACGTCGATCGGGAACAGTCCCTGCGGCAACGGGGGCAAGAGGCCCGGTACGGCCACAAATTGCAGCGGGAGCGCGGCATCCTGGCGGAGCGAGACGGCCGCGGCCGCCATGAACGCTGCCGCCCACTTCCAAGGCGGGCTCGGCGAGCCATTCACCGGCACGTTGGTGATGTGCTGGTTGTTAAGGCCGGTTGCGAAAGTGGCATTGGCGCCGGCGGTACCGCGCTTGGCCACCCAGCAATGCCCGTAGAGCTGCTTGGTCCACGACCAGCGGCCGATATCATCCGCGAGCAACGCCGCGATCGCCGCCATCGACGTGGCATCGGTAAGGGAGCACGCGATAAAATCGAATGCCATGTCGTTGAGGTTGGCGAGTGCAGTCGTCAGCGACGGGTTGGTCGTGCCGCCAGTCATCGCCACAAAGGTGACCGAGGTGCCGGCCGGCGTGACCTCGCCCCCGGCATAGCCCTTGTAATTGACGGTGAGGTCAATGTCGTTGCCGCACTCGCCGGCGTTACGCGCCGTCAGGTTGACCTTGTTAAGCGTCACCGCGTCCACCACGGCGGTAACTGCAACGTTCGCCGTCTGGATCGCAGCCGCCACTGCCGTGGCAATCTGGTTGGCGGTCTGCCCGCTCGCGATCGGTACCGCGACGAGGCGGCCGCCGATATACAATGACAATGTGCCGACGCGCGTGGTCGGGCCGGTGAAAGTCAACGAACCGGTGGCAGCGACCGCGCCACCATCGTCGGCGACCGGCAGCACCCACATTTCGCCGTTCTTGTCGACGGCGCGATACGCATCGATCATGCCGGCGAGGATCGATCCGGGGCCCGCGGACGCGCGGCTATCGACCTGCGATTGCGAGACGACCGGGATATTGGCGGTGAGGGTGCCGGCCGCGGTCTTTTGGCCGATCAGCAGCGCGCGCTGTGGCGCCTGGTTGGTGTTCGCGCGCGAGTTGTCGAGCTCGGCATAAAACAGCGGCACCCGAAGGTTGCCGGGAATATTCCTGAAAGGGATCGTCACGGCTTAAGCCTCCTCGCCGCTCGAGGCGGACTTCTTCTTCGGGGAGGGCTCGGCCGCCGGCGCGACGTCGGTGACGTCGCCATCGTTCAGCAGGCGAACCCAGTGGGTGTCGTGGGGATTGACGTCGACGCCGTCGGTATCGACGACACGACGGGTCGCCGGGTCGCGCACGAGGCGCCCCGGAACGGAGTAGACGCGCATGCGGAGCTCCTAGGTTGGGAGGTCGACCGAAAGGCCGGTGGGCGGGAGGTTGGTGTTGGTGACCGTCACCTGCTCCAGGTCGAAGGTCTCGACGGGAGCGAAGCTTTCCGGCCCTTCGTAGAATTCGAGCTGCAGATCGATGCGCACGCCAGCGAGGTGGGTCGCGCCTTCGCTGCTGAAGTCGAGCTGTGAAACCAGCGCCGGAATATTCTGGAACTTCGCGGTCAGCGGGTAACTGTTGACGATCGCGACCTCGATCTGGCGCTTTAGGCGCCACAGGGCGCTTTCGGCGCCAGTCGCGCCGGCGTCGTCGATCGTCGCCGGCGCCGAAACTTCTCCGGTGATGCGAATCGTGACGACTGTGAGGAAGTCGATTGCGCCGCCACGGCCGAGCGAGGTGCGCGCCTCGTGGATCAGGCGCATCTTGATCAGCGGATACTGCTCATCCTGCGACGGCCAGTCGCCCGGTTTGAAAACCCGGCTCCCAGCGTCGGTAACGTTGAGCACCGCCTCATAGGTAAGCTGCAGCAGGTCATCCGATGTCGTGACCGTCACGCTACGGTTTCCATCAGCATGAGCAGCCAATGGCCGTGGCCATCCGGCCGCGGGTCCTTGACGACATATGTTTTACCCGTTGCCGGGATGAAGACCGTGTCGTTTTGGCGCGGATCCCGCGGCAACAGGGATCGTCGGACGCCCAGTACCGGCCGGCGCGTGGTCGAGGCGCCGGAATCGTCGGCAACCTCGACCTGCTCGTACTGGGCATCGAACACCGCGTCGGCGAGCGCAAAGGCCGGCAGCCCACGTGGCGTATAGATCGGGAGACCCGCACCCTCGGCGGATTCGCCGAAGATGCTCATCACTGGGCCTAGCACCAGGTCGTCCCAATCGATCGACATGGTTGATTACGCGTGCTGGCCGCCGGTGCGCAGCACCTCGGGGCGCTTGCAGATGTACAGCGGATAGCCGTACGCCTCCATGCGCCACCACGCGTTGCGATCGCGATCGAAGATCGGAACGACGTAGCGCTCGCGGCCGGGCTGATTGATCCACTCGAAGCTTTCGCCCGGTGCCATCGCCTTTTCGAAAACGCCCGGCGCCTTGATCGGGAAGAACTTGGCCTTGTCGTCCGCGATTTTGATCGTCGAGTTGTCGTCCGACCCGCGATAGTTGATCCAGGTCACGCCGGCGAAGATGAAGTGACCGAACGCGCCGCCGTCGCGCAGTTCCTTCGCGTCCGACCAGTTCTTATAGGTCTTTTCGACGTCGATGTGCGTCACGAACTTGTCGAAGAAGCTGTCGCCGCACAACGCGACCACCTGGGTCGACGTGGTGAACGCACCCTTCGCCGAGCGCGCCATGCTGCGGACCATCGCGTTGATCTTGGGGCGGAGCGAATATTCGACGTTGGCGTCGAGGTCGAAATTGATCTCGGCCGGCGCGGCAAATTCGAACTCGTCGAACCAGTTGTACCAGACGGTCCCGTCGGCATCGAGCAGATAGCCCTGGACGGCCGCCAGGCGCTGATATTCCTCGGTGTAGTCGAGGATCGTAGTCAGGCCGGTCGGACCGCCGAGGCGGCGTGCCACTTCGGCCTGGACCTGCATCAACTCGCTCTCGGTGCCGAAAGCGCGAATGTTTTGCAGTTCGTGGGCGTGGATCGTATCGCCGGCGAAGATGCGTGGAACGTCGAAATAGCGCATCTTGCGGCGCTCGGTGGTGCGCTCGAAGTTCGTCGGTTCGCCGCGCTGGCTGAGCGGCACGACGGTCAGGACGCCGTTGCGCTCTTCGACCGCGAGCGCGGTCGTGCGGATCGGGTTGGGAACGAACAGGTCGAGACCGAAGTCACCGAGCGTCGACGGCAGGTGGGGAATGCGCTCGACCGCGGTCGTGAGCGAGATGCCCGAGAAGGCATCGTTGCGGAAGATATTCAGCATGGTCATGGGAAGGGTGGCTCCATCGGGAGGCTGCGCTGGCGATGGAGCGCAGCCGGGGGCGCCGGCGCGGCCGGCGGCCGCCCGGGTCAGGCTTCGGGGATGAGGGATTGAGGGCGCGGCGCGCGGCCGCGCCCGATCAGACGCTCAGGATGCCGAGCTTCGCGAGCTGGGCGAGCGCCGTGGTCTGCTGCTGAAGGGTGGTGACGTTCGCGCCCCAGAGGAGCTCGGCGGTCTGCACCTTCATCGGCCCGCGGGTATTGAGCACCGCGCGCTGATCGGCCGAAGTCGCGTCGCGATACGCGCTCCACAGGATCGCGGCGGCATACTGCGCGCCAGTGATCGAGGTGGGGTCGTAAGGGACGTGCTTGACCGCGCCAGTGACCGAGATCGTGAAGGCGTCTCCTGCGGCGAAGTCGGTCGCGCCATCGGCGAGCGTGAAGCTCAGGCCGCCGGCGCTGAAGGCCGCGGCGACGTTACCGTGGCCAACCACGTGACCGGCCGGGTCCTCGAGCACGAACGCGCCGGCGTTGGCGGCCGGTTCGATGATGACGAGCTTGTAATCGCCGAGCTGCGCATTGGCGGAGACGGTGATCGCGCCCATGACGCCGTTGCCGGTGTTGGTGCCGAGCGCCGTTGCGACGGCTGCGCCGCCGGTGAGCAGCGCCGCCAGCACCAGGCCCGTGATGCAGACGCCCGCGCCGGACTGCAGGATGCCGCGAGCGCGGGTCAGCATGCCGTTGCTGGGATCCCAGACGACGTAGCCGCCCTCACGGCGCATTTCGGTAAGCGGAGTAACGGTGGGATTGCCCATGATCGGGCTCCTTTCTCAAGTTCGGCCGGCGCAAGGCCGGCCGGAAGGTGTGGGGAAGAGCCGAGATCAGCCGCGGGGCGTGATGCCGACGCGCTTGAAGGTGTTGTCCCAGCTCGCGGCGACTGCCTGCGTCCCCGAGAGCGCGGGGGCATCAGTGCCGAGATTGGCATTGCGCTGCTGGCGCTCGCGGCGCGAATGGCGGTTGCCGCCCTCGTCCTCGTTCGCGGCAGGCTGTTCGCGCAGGACCCTGGTCGCCTCGCGGCGCGTCATACGCGTGGTGCAGGCGAGCGACACGGCGAGCACCGGATTGTTCGCGGCCGCCTTGCTGCCGAGGATATGGGCGATGCGGGCCTGTTCGCGGCGACGGGCCTTGGCCGACGCGCTGTTGCCCTTCATCTCGTCCTCGTCATCGTCCTCGGCGTCGGGATCCCTGTCGTCCTCGTCGGCCTTTTTGGCGCGCTTCGACTTCTTGGTCTTGGGCTCGTCGTCGCCATCCTCATCGGAGGCGTCGGGATCCTTGTCCTCGTCGTCGTCGGACGCATCGGGATCCTTGTCCTCGTCCTCGGCCTTGCGGGAGCGCTTCGACTTCTTGGTCTTGGGCTCGTCGTCGCCGTCCTCGTCGGAAGCGTCGGGGTCCTTGTCTTCGTCCTCAGCGTCGACGTCGTCCTGACGATTGTCATCGTCGGCCGCGCGGCGCGAGGAACGGGAGAAGCCGGCGAAGTGCGCAAAGCGGCTCGCGCCGGCCATCAGGCTGGTCGTCTTCATATTCACCTCTGTGGTTAGGCGCAGATGCCTGTGACCGGGCCGGGCGCCCGGCCGGGGTCAGTCGAGCTGCTTCAGCAGCGCCCGGAATGCTTCGTCCGGCGCGGCAACCGCGTCGGCGAAGCCGATCTCGACGCCCTTGGCGCCTAGGAACGTGCCCGCCTCGGTCTTCGCGACATCCGCTGCGGACATGTTGCGGTTGCGTGCGACGGTGGAGTGGAAAAGCTTGGCGACCGTGTCGATGTCGGCCTGCAGGCGCTCGATCGCGCCATCGCTGAGCTTCAGCAGCTCGCTACCTTCGCCCTTGAAGGCGCCGTTGGTGACCAGCGTCGGCGTGATGCCGTTCTT